AATCCTACTAACATAAAAGCTTTAAGTGATTTACAAGCAAACGATTTACCTTTGTTTGTAGAAACTTTTACAATGATAAATAATATTAATAAACGTATGCCTAATTTAGATGCTACGGATTATTTAGACCCTAGACAATTAGATATTTATGACACAGCTATGGGAATAACCAGAGAAGGTGTAAATTTACAAGCAGCTATAGCAGATGAAAAACAAAGAACTTCTGTTGTTTCTAGTATTTTAAATAGACTTAATAATATTACAGAGGAACAAGGTACGGGCACAAAAGATGATGATGAAGCAATAAAATTAAAATTAATAAATGGTGACTTTACTATTGGAGAGGCTAACGAAGATACGTCAACAGGTCAGTCTGGTGTTTTTGTTACTAATGTATTAAAAGCTGCAGAAATATTAAAGAAAAAATATGATGTACCTGAAGCTGATGTTTTACAAGTAGCTTATGAAATGCAATTAAGAGGAATTAGTATAGGTACAGGTGGAACTGAAGAACAACCTAATGATATTTGGTCTAGAAACGACCCTTATGTACAAACTCACTCTGTTGAATTTGTAAATCCTGATGTAGAAATGGTAAAATTATTACCTGAAACTGCAGGAATAGTTGCAAATAATATTAATACAAATTTATATATGCAAAGAGAAAATGAATATAAAGCTGCAGATGGGACTATGAAAGACTATACTCCTCTAATCGGTAAAACTTTTAACTTAGGAGATAAAAATGAAGACCAAGACTTTTATGTTACCTTTGATGTTATCGATAAGAACCCACAAACAGGGGTAGACATTGACCCTAAATGGGTAGCCACAGTAAAATATAAATAATTAAAGAGGTTTAAATGCCAACGTTAAATGATTACAATAGACGTTCATCTTCTACACCTTTTCAAACTTTAGTAACTCGTAAAAAGAAATTTACTCTAGATGATTTACGAAACGATAAACAGTTTCAAGAAACAGCAGAGAGATTTTTAATGTCTGTTGGTGAAGGGGAAGACGTAGATGATTTATTCGGCTACTTTAGAGGAGCTGATTATAACTTACTAGATGCTGGTAAGATGGTATCAGCTAGTAAAAAATTTACTGATGCACAAAAATTAGACTATCAATATTTACGAAATAAATTTGATAATGCTGATGTAGGTGGCGTAATAGAATGGGCAAAAGCTGGTGCTAATGTTACTAAAGAAATATTAACAGACCCTACTATGTTAGCAAGTATGTTTCTTGTTCCTTGGACAGGTGGTACATCTGCTGCTGCTCGTATAGCTGCAGGTAAAGCTGTACAGGGTACACTTAAAGCTGTAGCTAATAAAGAAATAGCAAAAGGAGTTGCTAAAGGTGTTGCAAAACTTCCGGGTCAGAAAATTAAAAATCCATTAACTGCAAATCAGATGACTGCGTTTGCTACAGGAGAAGGTTTTTTATATGGTAGTACTGCAAATTTTACAAAACAATCTACAGATGTTAATACAGACAGAAGAGAACAAGTTAATCTAAAAGAAGCAGCAGCTATGGGTGCAATTACTGCAGCTATTCCATTAGGCTTGAGAGGTGCTGGTGCTAGTATTTCTAAGTTTAATAAGTCAATGGACTCACGTAGACAAGCTAGAATTGATGGTGGAGAAGACTATAAAGGTGACATTATAGATAAAACTATACAAATGTCAGATGATGTTATTGAAGCAGTAACTCCTAAAATATCTAGGTTAGGAGCATTTGTTCAAAAACCAACTGCACGTTTTGTTCAAAGAATGAAAGAAAATGAACAACTTGCTGCATTAATTAAAAAATTTAGATATGATACTGGAAGAAGTATTTCAGGTGAGGGCTATGATGTAGCACAAGAAGTATCTAAACGTTCTTTTTATGAAGATGTTAATACATACAATGGTGCATTTAGAGATGAGTTTCAAGATATTGTTAATAGCTTAAAAGAAAGAGGAACAGTTACTATACCTAAAATTGGTTCACGAGATGCATTTTTTAAAATTCCATTTAGTAAACGAGGTAAGACTGCCGGTGTTAAACAAACACGATTAGAATACCAAAGAATTGCTGATGAAACAAACGATGCATTGGCTTATTATTTAAGGACAGGTAGAAAAACAGTTGACATTGATGGTAAAAGAGTTTCCTTAGAAAAAGCTTTTAATATGACTGAAAAAACAACAAACGAAATAGCATTGGCTGGTAGTAAAATTAGAAGTATAGTTAGTAAAATTAGAAAAGATGGAGTAGATGCTGGATTAAATTTGGGATTTGTAAAAAATTACTTACCTAGAGGCTTTGATTATAATGCTGTTAAACAAGAAATTCAAAATTTAGATAATGGGATTGAAGGAAATTTAGTTAAAGAATTAAAACGAGCTGAAGGATTTAAAACAAATCAAGAAGTCAAAGAAGTGCTTGAAGAAATTATTAATCCTACATCTATAGTTGGTAAAAGTTATACTGAATTAGTTACATTAGGAAGAGGACAAGCTAGAGAAGTAGGATATTCTAAGGCAGTTCCCGGATTAACAAAAGAAAGAAAATTAACTAATATAGACGAAACAAAAATTAGTGATTATTTAGATAATAATGTAGAAAATTTAATACATGATTATATTCAACAAGCCGGTGGTTATGTTCAAAGAAAAATACATTTAGGTGAAGACTTAAAAGAATTTGGTGAAAGATTTATTGTCCCTATTTCTGAAGATTTAAAAAATAAAGGTAAGCCTTTAACTTCAAAAGAGATAAAAAGTTTAGAAAATATTTATCTAGTTACAACTGGTCAAGTTGCTGGTATTGATAATGCGACAATGAGAAGACTAGCTGATATAGCTGTTGTAGGTAATCAGTTAGCACTTTTACCACTAGCAACAATAACTAGCTTATCAGAAGTTGCTGTACCGTTAGTAAGGGGAGCAGGTAAAAAACTTTTTCAAAAAGGTAAAGGAGAAGAAAACTTAGGTGATGGTGGTATTAGACTTTTATTTGAGTCTGGAAACAAATATCGTAAAATGTGGTGGAATGATGTTGTTAAAAAAGACCTTGCTGATAATAGACCTCAAGCTTTAAAAGAATTAAATAGATTTAACAGAGCACTTGACAGAGCTGGAGAAGATAGGTCACTTGCTATGTATGGACAAGGGTTTGGAAGAAGAGCTACTCAAGCACAAAACAAATTTTTTAAAATAAATTTATTACATGATTGGACACGATTTGTGCAGATGACCAGCTTTAATGTAGCTAAATCTAAAATGTATGACAATTTATTTGAACTAGCTACTAATAAAAGATTAAGTCCAAAGAAAACTTTACGTTTAGAAAATGAATTAAAGGAACTAGGTGTAAATGTTAATCAAGGTAAAATGTGGCTTTTAAAAGGAGGAAAACCTTCAGGTAAATTTTATGATGAAACTTTTTTACCTAGTGCTGCCAGATATGTAGATGAAGTTATTATGAATCCTACTGCTGCAGCAAATCAAAAACCATTGTGGCATTCTATGCCCTCAACAAGATGGGCTTTCGGGTTAATGGGTTTTCCCACAGCATTCAGTAATACAGTAATAAAAAATGCAGTACGAGAAGTAAGTAAAGATGTAAGAAGTGGTAGTCTTCATTCTACTCCAAGTGTAATTATGGGAGGCACTACTATGATTGGTATTGCTATGTTTGGTAATACACTTAGAACAGGTGGTAAAAATTTAGAAGATTTAGAAAAAGGCGAAACTGACTTAGGAGATGAGGTATTTAATGCAGCAGTCAGGACCGGTATGTTAGGACCAGCAGAACAATTCTATAGAGCTGAACAAAACTTAGCTTATGATAATTTATTTGCAGCAGTTGTTAAAAATTTTACAGGTCCAGCAGTTAATGACATTTTTGATTTATTTTCTAACTATGAAGGATTATTAACTGTAGCTTTAGATAAAGTTCCAGCTATAGGATTATTGAAAAGTACTAATCCTGAAGGATATAAAGAAATAAAAAAAGCAGCTAGAGAAATAGATATAACCACTAGACAATCAAAAAAGAAAACTGAAGAAAAACCTAAACCTCCATTAAGAGTTTCTACTTTTTCTACAGGTGGATTAGTTGAAGGAGATTTTAAAGTACCATATACAAAAGAAGACCCTGCTGATAGGAGAGACCCTAACACAGGCTTACCATATTCAGACCAAATGGAGGATTTATTAGGATGAACATAGATGTATGTAAAGAACAAATCAAAAGACACGAAGGAGAAGTGTTAGAGATTTACGAAGATAGTTTAGGATATAAGACTTTAGGTATAGGTCATTTATGTCAGCCTCAAGACCCTGAATATAATTGGGAAGTAGGAACTAAAGTATCACAAGAAGTTGTAGATATGTATTATGAAGAAGATTTTAAAAAACATTACATAGAAGCTAAACATGTATTTGGAATAAACGAAGACTGGGATGGATTACCAGAAGACATACAGCATGTTATAGTTAATATGTGTTTTAATCTTGGTGGTTCCAGACTTGCCAAATTTAAAAATATGTTAAGAGCTTGTCGAAGACATGACTGGAAAGAAATGGCTGTACAAATGGAAGACAGTCGTTGGTTTGGTCAAGTGGGTAGACGTAGTAAAGAGTTACAAGATATGGTATTAGGAGTATGAAATGAAAGGACTATTAAAAAATATAGTTGGAGCTGTTGCACCTACATTAGGAACTGCATTAGGTGGACCAATGGGAGGCATGGCAGCTAATATGATAGCTGATGTATTGGGAGTACCTAATACACCTAAAGCTATAGAGAAAGCAGTACAAGAAGCTACACCTGAACAGATGCTTGAGCTGAAGAAAGCTGAACAAGCTTTTGAAGTTCAGATGAAAGAGCTTGACGTTGATGTATTTAAATTAGAAGTAGCTGATGGTCAAGATGCTAGAAATAAATTTAGTAAAGATTGGACAGCTCGTATTATGGGTATAGCTGTAGTCGGTGGATTTATGGGTTATATATTTTTAGTTACCCTTCAACCACCAGAGCAGAACTCAGAAGCTTTAATTAACTTAGTATTAGGTTATCTTGGTGGTCTTGCTAGTGCTGTTATTAGCTTTTACTTTGGTGCTTCAAACACCAACAAAGACTAATGGAAGATGGTGGAAGTCATTGGTACGAGGACAAGAAGAAGGAAGAGACAAAAGAAGAAACAACATATCCTAAAGGCTGGTATTGGTGTCCAGAACGTAGGGATTATTTTAGGTACAAAGAATGGCTGAAGTTATAAGTTTAATAAACGAGGTAGGCTTTCCAATCGCAGCAGCGTTAGGGTTAGGTTTGTTTATATGGAAACTTATCAACAGAATTATTGATGGTATGGAAACAAAGCTAGATACTTTAGATGATAAAGTACAAGCAAGTTTAGATACGATGGAAGAACGAGTATCAACTAAACTAGATAGTCAATATGGTATCATAGTTAGTTTAATAGACAGAGTAAGAGCAATGGATAATCAAAGTATTAGACAGGATGTTCTACTTAAAACTTTATTAGGTACACCAAACCTTATAGAGATAGATAAGATTGCGAAAGCAGATAGAGATGACCAACGAAAAGACTAACAAGAAAATTTTACAAGTGGTAAATCTTGCTCCTAGTGAAACTTGGATAGAAAAAATTGTAGACGTACATCCTATGAAACAAATTACAATAGCTTCTATAATACAGGTTTGTGTGTTAGGATTTATGGGTGTATCTATGTTATTAATAAGTACAGTATTTTAATATGAAATTAATACCTACATTTAAAAGCGACAAGTCTATTAGAAACTGCAAGTTTTGCATATTCTTTTGGTCTATGTTAATTATGTTTTGGTCTGTTAATAGTATGGCAGATGAAATGATACACAAGTTTAAGTCACCATCTTTCAACGGTAACAATACTAGCTCACATTATCTTACAATAGAAAATCAAGAGTTCAATCGTAAAATGACTATTAAAGAAGAGTTAAAAGCTTTACAAGAACAAATTAAAAGAGATAAAGAAAATACAACACTTGCAAGATTCATAAGAAACTTGGAGTCTCGTATTTATGCACAACTGTCAAGACAATTAGTAGAGAATTTATTTGGGGAGAATCCTAGTACAGAAGGTACTATAGAACTTGAAGGGAATACCATTTCTTATACAAGTGATGGTGAAATAATAACACTTACAATTACGGATGCAGATGGAAATGTCACGGTTATTCAGTTGCCTATTGGCAGTTTTACTTTCTAGTTGTGCTGTTCTAAATGAGAATGACGACTTAGTATTAACAAAAAAAATACAGTCTCCATCTATCCTAGAGCTACAATCAGAAACTTTACAAAATTTACCAGCAGCAAAAGTTCAGCCAACGATAGCTATATACCCAAATAGTTTTAAAGATTTAACAGGGCAGCGTAGAAGTAATAGTACCTTTGCATTATTTAGTACAGCTATTACTCAAGCACCCGAAGCATTTTTAATCAGGGCGTTTAAACATACTGCACATGGTAAGTTCTTTAGAGTTGTAGAACGTGTAGGATTGGATGACCTTACAAAAGAAAGACAACTTATTAGAACAACTCGTAAAGAGTTTGAAGAAGATAATAAATTAAAACCCCTGCTCTTTGCAGGATTGTTAGTTCAGGGTGGAGTAGTTTCATATGAGGCTAATCTAAAGTCTGGTGGATTGGGTGCTCGTTATTTAGGAATAGGTAACAGTAAACAATACAGAGAAGATACAGTTACAATATCACTACGATTAGTTTCTGTATCAACTGGTGAAGTGTTAATGGAAACGTTAGTGACCAAGAGCATTTTATCAACAAGTATTTCTCAGGATATATTTCGTTTTATTGAGCAGCAAACAGAGCTGGTAGAAATAGAAGGTGGTGTAGCTGAGAATGAATCTGTCTCTATAGCTTTACAAAAGGCAATAGAAACAGGAGTATTAAATATAATAAATATAGGAATAGAGAGAGGCTATTGGGAATATGAATAAAATAATATTAAGTTTAGTAGCTATAATATCTTTAGGTATTTATGCTGCTGATAATGAAATATACGTTGAGCAATCTGGTGCTACAGCAAATCTTGATTTAGAGCAACTCGGTTCTGCTAATATTATTGGAGGTTTAAATTCCGTAGCCGGTACTTTAACACCTCTTGATTTAGATGGAACTGGTATGACATTAGACATCAATCAAATTGGTGATACTAATAAGTTCTTAGGAGATATTCTTGCTGATAGTTTGACAGGTTTCTTTGAGTTTGATGGAGACAGTAATAGTTTCACAATTCAAGTAGACCCTACAAACACATACGGAGCAGATAGTTCTAACTTAAATGTTGATGTAACTGGAAGTACTAACACTTTTACTCTTGACTTAGCGACAAGTGCAATGGCTAGTAATACAGACCTTGATTGGATAATCAATGGGTCAGGAAACCAACTAGACTTTGATATAGATTATGATGGTGGTACAAGTTATGTAGATGTAGATGGTGATAGCAACACAGTAAGCTTTGATGGACAAGGCTATGCAGGTGGCTACTTCTACTTAGACCAGACAGGAAGTTCTAGAACATTTAACATACAACAACAGAGTACATTAGATAATGATTGGCTTAAGATACTTTCTACTGGCAGTAATGGTACTGTCTGTGTCATTCAAAACGATGGGGGAACAGCAGTCGGTTGCTAATATTGGCAACATAACTGAGCTGAACGGAACAGGCAGAGTTGTAAGAGACCAAGCCTACAAAGCTTCATTAACTTTTGACATAAATAGTTTTGATAATGTCCAGACTTCTAATGGGAGAATGGGCATTACTTTTTTAGATGATAGTCAAGTTCGTTTGACTGAACACTCTCAACTTATAATTGATGAGTTTATCTATGACCCTGACCCATCTAAATCTAAGATGGCTCTACAGTTTGCGAGTGGTACTGCAAGATTTATCACAGGAAAACTCGCAACTATAGATAAAGAAAACATATTTATAAAAACTCCAAGTGCTACGATAGGTATTCGTGGTACAGATTTTACTGTGACTGTAGACGAACTAGGTCGCAGTTTAGTTATCTTATTACCTGACAACGATGGTCTACCTAGTGGGGAGATTGTAGTTGCTACAGCTATGGGAGAGGTTGTACTTAACAAGCCTTACCAAGCTACAACAGTTTCAGTTTTTGAATCAAACCCCACTAAACCAGTTATATTAGATATTACTTTAGAGTTAATAGATAATATGTTGATTGTAAGTAAACCAAAGGAGAACGAAGTTGCAAGACGACAAGACAGAGGTAGTAGTTCAAGTAATGTTCTTGATATTGATTATCTCGATTTTGACGATTTAGAGCAAGACTATTTAGCAGGAGATGATTTAGAGTTTACAGAGTTAGATATAAACTATCTTGATGTAAACTTCTTAGAAGACTTACTAAATATTATTGAAGATATAAACGAACTAGACACTACAAACACACTATTAAAAACTGACATAGATTTAAAAGGTACATCTATTGGATTTGATTCTAATACTCAAATCAATACTTTTGTAACTGATAACATGATTACCTTTTATAAAGCTTTAGAAGATACTGTACGATTAGATTTAGATAAGGGTAATGCATATACTGTTATTCTTATTCAAGGTGGAAAGAGCACTCAAATAGTTGTGAATGGTGGAGGCAACTCTACCATAAAAATAACTCAAGGAGATTAATATGAAATGGTCCTTTCCTTTACTTGCATTACTCTGTGTACCTTTACTTTTTAACTCTGTACCTTTAGAAATTCTTAGGCTCAAGACCTTTGATGCCTTAATTGAAACGCCTGTTCCTTCAGGACATTTCACAATACTAAACATTACTGAAGAAGACCTCAATAAAGAAGGAGGTTATCCTCTGCCCAGACAAAGACTTGCAGAAATACATCAAGATATTATAGATGCTGGAGCTTATGGAGTAGGATGGGTTATGTTGTTTCCACATCCGGATAGGCTTGGTGGTGATGCTGAGTTTGCTTTAGAGCTTTCAAAGTCTGCAAGTGTTATAGCTATGCCAGAGATAGACAATGGTATTTATCCAAAGACAGTAGGTACTGTGATTAAAGGACCTATAGTATCTTTACCAAAAGCTCAAGGATTTTTACAAAACATTGACATCTTAAAAGAGTCAGCTAATCAAGGTGCTGTGTCTGCTCCAGTAGATGTAGATAATCTTGTTAGACAAATACCTTTATTACAACAAACAGATAGTGGGTGGGTTGCTTCATTTGGAACGGAAGTTTTAAAAATACTAGGAGGTGGTCAAACTTATCAGATTGTAACTAATCAAAATGGAATTGAGCAGATTAGAGTACGAGGCATCCCACCTACTTCAACAGATAGTCTTGGTCGTAAATGGATTAGTTGGGTAGACACACCACAAATAACTTTAGATGAATTACACAAAGCAGAATCTACATTTGTATTTGTAGGATTTACAGCAAAAGGAATATCTCCACAACTTGCAACTCCTTCTGGACTTTTAGAGCCACATAAAATTCAAGCAGCTCTAGCAGAAAGTATGCTGATAGATAGTCCAATGATTCCAGATTATAGATTGATAGTAGAGCTAGGACTATTATGCCTCTCAGGGCTTCTTACAGCCCTTGTAATCGCTTATTCTGGTGTGACCCTAGGCGTAGTATTAG